TTCATTTCTGACTCGGAGAAGGCGGACACGCCCTGGTTAACCTCTTTGGTGAGTGCCAGCCAGCCGTCGAAGCCGTTCGCGGCAACCCAGTCGCGGCACTCGGCCATGATCTGCCAGATGTCCTGCTCAAACTCAGAGTAGTCAATGCGGACGCCCTTCTCCCAGGCCGGCTTGCCTTCGACGTCCTCAGTCTGGTACACGAACAGCGGATAGAATCGCCTGTTGCCGGTGTCGTCGCGCTGCAGGCCATCGTAGCCGTTGCCATCCATGATGGTGATCCATTGCCGCTGCTTGGTCTTGGAGGACAAAAACTTGTAGTCAAACTGGTCTGCGGGCTTGGCAACAAATTCCTTGATGCGGTTCAGGTCGCCGTGCTTCATACCGGTCATCTCACCGACGTTGGCGATGATGGACTGGCCGGTGATGTTGCGCAGAAATTCCTTGTAGTCCTTCGCCCCGAGGTCCAGCAGCGTCGGGAGGACGTCCGGCTGGCCCATCAAGGTGCGGCAAAGGAGCAGAGAGAAATACGACTTGCCCGCATCCTGGGCGCCGATCAGCGCGATGGAGAGTTGCGCCAGCGTCCCAGGAAACATGATGCGTTGATAGAGTGACAACCAGAAGTAGCGACTGACCAGCCTGGTCAGCGGCGTGTCCTTCGGGCGGAACAATTTGATCAGCGAGTCATCCAGGCGCGATACGCCGTCCCAGTCGGGCGTCTTGGTCCTGATGTAGTGTTGAATCGGGTCGTGGAAGTGCGTGAGCGCCCATTGCTCATAGCACTCTTGGACGATCTTCCGGCGCGGGTTCACCAGGCCAATTTCGTCCATGGCCTCTTCGATCTCGCGGGTGTCCATCAACTTCTCGATTGGCTCGCCGCGATGATCGACGTGCCGGCCTCGGAAGGTATCGACGTGCGGGAATGGCACACGGCCGCTGCCCTTATCAAAGAGGGCGTCAAAGGCCAGGTACATGTTTAGCGATGAGGATGGATCGGGTTGCGGGCCAACGTCTTCATCCTTGACCTTTGAAGCCTTCTTGAAGTGCTTGAAGATCACGAACTGGGCGAGGCGTCTGGCGCGTTTGGCGAGGTTCGCCTCAGCGTATATTTCAGCATCATCAACCGCTGATCGGTGGCCGCGATGGCTGAGCTTGAGCGCGACCTGTACAGCTTCCTCTTCTGCGGCTTCCATCTCTTCACTGAATCCAGCGTCGGTCATCAGCGAGAGGTCGAACATATCGGAATCATCGTGAGTGCCATTGCTGGCGCCCGGTTCCTCTGTGTTCATTCGAACTCCTTACAGCGGTGATATGCGCTACATTTGGCAGCACATGTTTTCTAGGGGAAAGGGTCGCTATTATCCCGCCCGCGACCGTCCAGGGCAATTAAAGTTCCGTGCTCAGTGTTCTTTGGCGAACTATTCTTGAGCCTGGACCGCCGATTCTACCTGCTCGGCTGGCGCTTCGATACGTCCATTGGTAGTGATCGCCAGGCCGGCTTCAGTCGCGCGCCGGATAGTGAACCAATCGAGACGGAACTGCATGCGCGCTTCGCCTTCGTCCATCTTGCCGAGGAGGAATTTCAGCAGCGTTTTCAGTTCGTACTGCGTGGCATAGGCGCCCTCTTGCGCGCTGACGTAGCGCACGACGTGGAGGACGGCGCTGCCAAGGTTGTGGTAGGTGGTGCGCGCCAGACGGACCTTCAGGCAGTTACGGCAGGCCATCGGGGCACCGAGCTCCTGCTTGACGAGTTCGTGGTTGGCGCAGATAGCACAGACCGGATACGGGAAGCACTCCAGAATCCAGGGAGCCTTGGCGTCCTGGTCCATCGCGACAATATCCTTGGTGCCAAGGCGGATGCGAGCGACCGGGTGGCCCTTATAGAAGATCGGCGCCCAGCCTTTGGCGTTTGGCGTATCGACGGCGATGTGGTTGATGTTGTTGCGAATGCCCATTAGTTGCTGCTCTTCTTGGTGGGTGAATTGGTTAGCGGGTGGGATGCTGCAGCCTTGCGAATTCTGCCAATCTTTGGCCATGGGTTGCCACCGTAGCGATGGATCAGATTGACATGGTGGTCGTGCCCAGACAGGATGCCAAGCGCCTCCGCGCAAAGGGAAAGGAGACGGCCAGGGTGCTCCAGCTCGCCCTGCTGACGTCCTTCCTCCCAGCGCAGCTTCTGTTCCGTCGTGCCTTCGTCCTTGCCGCCGAAATACGGGTTGTCGTGCTCTTCCAGTCCGGCCTTTCCGGACGCAACGCCCAGCTCAAACGGATCGGTTATGGTCGCTGTCTCGTTGGAATATGGTTGAAGGTCGGTCGCCGGCTGGACGTCCTTCAGATGGCCAACATAGTTGTAGCACTTCGGACAAGCCTCAACGAACACCTCGCGGTCCTTCCTTTCCATCGGGTTGTCGCGGTGAATCGGGTGAATCGGGTCGCGTGACTTGGTGGCCGGGCAGCCCAGCTCGCTGCCGCAGTTGGGGCACAACGGCTTGAATGTTACTTCGACAGAATATGGCATAATTTCCTCTCGTTTCAGAACATAAGCCAAAGGCCAAAGGACGCCAGTGCCAGCGCGGCGGACACAAAGGAGTTCAAGCGCTCGGCCTTGATCTTGGCGCGCATTCCGTCGATCTCAGCCAGCAGATGGGCGTGCCACTCTTCGCGCGTTGCCATGTAACCTGGGTCGGTCGACTCCGCCATACGAAAGGTGCCGACCTTCAAGCCGCAGCCAAGGCCCTTGTTCGGGCGCTCGCCTTTGGGCCTTCTGCCTCCATCATAGATGCCGTTGCCGTTCACCTTGTCTCCGATGCTGGTGATGACGCCATTGGCGTTGCGCGTCACCATCGGGTTGTTGACCATGATGATGTCGCCTTTGCGCTGCGAAAGGAGGCGCTTGGCCTTGACTTCCTCGTTGTAGTCAAAATAAGCATCCTCGGTAGCGATGATCTGGTCACCTGCCTTGAGGATCAACTGCAACTCTCGGCTCACTTTCCTTCCCTCTTTCGGTTGCGTTCGATCCGGCGCTGGCGCTTTGCTTCAGCAGCCTCGCGACGTCGCGCGGAGGCGACGTGGTCAATCTCGCTGAATTTATCCTCCCACTCATCCTCCGGGCGAAAAGGGACTTGGTCATCCTTTATCCACTTCACAAATTCTTGCGCGTTGAACGTGCTCATGTCGCATACTCAAACAGGCGCCAGCAACCGAACAGGACGGCTCCAAAGCAGACGGTGGCGCCGGCCACCAAGTGCCAGCGATGGACGCCCTTGCCCGGCTCCGGCCAGGCGAGCATCACACCGAGAAGGAACATAACGAGGTGAACGATGATTTCCAGGTAGACGTCGATCATTCTGCGGAATCCAAAATGGCAGCGCCATAGCCAGTGACTTTGGTGATGGCGACCTCGTTGTCACCGGCTATGGCGCGCTTCAACTTGCCCAGGGCCTCGCGTTTGATCTGCTCGCGGAGGTTGGAGAAGGTGGCACTGGCATCCCATGTGCCGACGACCACCTCCACTTCGACTTTGACGGACATTCTTGCGGTCTTGCTCATGTTCAGATTCCTGCTGCTTTTCGGTTGATCGATTCTAACGCATCGGCCATGTAAGGTATAACGATTTCGTCGATGAAGACGGCCCAGGTACGCTTGTGGAGTTTGCGGCAGGTATCGTGACCGCAACCGAACACATACTCATGCTCTGCACCAGGGATCGGCCCACGGAAGTAGGCGCCGAACGGGTCGCCGTTGGTGTGCTCATCGCCCCAGGGACAGCGGATGCGATATTTGCCGGACATGTTCATGGAAACCTCGCCGCCCGAACCTTCGCCCATCTGCAACTTGGAGCAAATGCGCTCGGCATACTTCAACCAGACTTGATCGAATTTCCAATCATCCTCGTTGATGGTCAGCGCCGGCTTCTGCGGCAGGACGATGGAGAAGCCGAACTGGCGGGCAACCTCTTCGGGCGAGTAGCGCCGCGAGTAGTCTGCGTGGACCAGGCGCACCTGGAACGGCTTGCCGTCCTCCATCGCATACTTCAGCTTGCCGTCTGGTCCTTCGCGCTTGTTGTTGTAGCCGATGGGCATCCGCCCGAAGCGCGAAATGTCCTTGATGGTGTTGTCGCCGCCCTTCTTCAGCACGTTCGCCACGAAGCAATTCAGCAGTGCCTTGAAGTGGAGCAGCGAGTCCACCGGCTCATCGAAGAAATACCATAGCTGATAGTTGCCTGGCGACGTCTCCACGGTGGCTGTAGGTGGCAGCCTGAGCTCAAAGAAGTCCAGGCCGAGTCCGCCCTTGGAGCCTTTGCCGTCGCCGATATCGTCCACCATCAGGGCCAGTCCGTGGCCAAAGCTGGTCTCGCCTCGCCAATAGCGCATCTCACCGGTTCGCGGGTTCGGGGTCTTCACCGAGGACGAAATGCAGGCATAGCAGTTGGCGCGCGAGTTCACATATTTGCCGTCCTTCCACGGCACCGGCCACCAACCAGCATTGACCTTCTTCCCGCTCGCGTCGGTTTGCACGGTGGCCTCCTCCGCATAGCCGACCATGACACGTTCGGCCTCAGGGATGGTGTGCTGGAGCTGGCGCAGGAACTCTTCGGCAGTCGCGAGGCGCTGGGGCTTGTTACTTTCCATCGTCCAAATCCTCGTCGCGCAACTTCTGATAGCGTTCCTCGATGGCCCACCGGTCCTTGATGTAATAGGTATCGGTCAGATACTCCGGGTTCTGAATGATGTGCGACAGAAGCTCGATGGCGCTCATCTCGCTGATGGATTTGGACTTAGCCATTGATGTCGATTCCTGCCAGCGCCGCGAGGAACTTGGCGCGCCGGGCTTGCTGGGGATTTGCAGAGTGGAATGGATGGAAGTCTTGTAGGCCATTGATGATCAAGTTGACACCTGGGTGCCCGCCATGCTCTTTGACGATATGGACATTGGACGGCAGGCGCGGAGTCCATATGGCATCGACCAGCTCTTTGATCAGAGACTCGATGGAAATCCCTTCTGCGGACCATGGACGTCCGATCCACTGACAAATGGACTTCTCCACCTGAATGGCAAAGGCCGATTGGATGTCCGAGGCATTGGCAGGTGGGAAATCAGCCAGCAGGTGCGGAAGGCCACTCATTCCTAGAAGTTTTACGACTTGCGCGACGATATCGCAGAGACTCGCCTGCTTGGCAGCACCGAACTCACCGTTGAGGACGACATCCAATTCGCGGACAAGACGTCGCTGCTCTGCCGGTTCACAATCTTCGTCAAAGTACATGCCCTTCATGGCGAAGTGGCGGACGTCATCCCGATCCACATCAAACGCCTGCAGCAACCATTGCGGCTCCGGGTGGAACTCAGTGGACTTGAACGTCATCAGGCGCGGCACGACCTTGCGCCGTGACCATTCCCCGCGATAGTTGCAGTACGTGAATTCCAGAATTTTCGAGGCCACTTCAACGGGCGCGCGACTCAACTCCGGCTCTTTGGCCATCTCGCTGATGGCCCGCTCCAACTCAGGAGCCACGGACGTCGCCAGCAACTCCCGCAAGTCCTCCGCTTGGATGACGATTGGGCAGGCCAACGAGTCCAGGTTGTTCTCACCTTCGCGCTCCCAGAACCAGGTGTTGCCGGCTTCGTAGTAGCGAACTTGGTTGAGCTCGCGACTTAGACTGGCCACTCGATCCTCCAGCATCTTACAGTGCTGAACCAGGCCGTTGAACTTGTGGGCCGGCACTGTGCCTTCTACGCCAGCGCGCAGCTGGTCATTCTCCCGGCGCAACTCATAGACTTCCGCCAGCAAGCTTCTGGTGTGCTCGGCAGCCAGCACGCCGTCGATTCCCGGCGCGTCCGGTTCCACGAGGAATAGCACCGAGGCGCCACGCTTTTGGGCAAGGCGCACGATTTCGTCCAGATCGGCCCGCTTGGTAGGGAAGACCTCCGGCGCTGCTGCTATGGCCCGTTCGATGATGCCGCAGGCCGACGCGTAGCTGATGCCGTGCGCGTGGCCGATGCCGGCGTGCACCATGTCGGTCGTCGCCTTGGTCGGCACGAGGCTGTAGGACGGCTTTTGATCAGGCTTTATGGTCATGTCAGGACTCCAATTTGCTGGCCAGCATCACGCCTTCGATCTTCAGGCGCAGATCACGGTATTCGTTTAGTGCGCTAACGAATCCTCCCATAAGGTTTCCAGCCGGGAAGCCGAATTTCATCAGAAGGTTTGCGCAGCGCCATCCGACGAATTTGCCTGGCGCGTTGTCATCTTCGCGCGTCTCCCAGTTGTCCAGCGCGACAAAGGCCGCAAATTCGGCATTCTTGAGCCCAGCACCGGAATCAACGCAGGCCAGGAATTTGCGATCAAAGATGACTTGGCGGAGGATGCTGTGCAGCACCTTATCCTCTTCGCCGGGCATTACGCCGCACTGGTTGAGCTTCTTGAGGATGCGACGGCCCAGGTGTCGCATCCACTTCGGGTTCCAGAGGTCCGCGAACTCCCGGCTGATGCGCTTCATCAATTCCGGGCGCACGTAAATGATGGAGCTGCCAGTCTCGATGACGGCGCGCAGTTGACCGCTGCCTTGGCCCTTGACGGCTCCGAGGTACATGCCGACGATATCGTCAGCGCCCGGTTCGGCAGAAGCCTCGTTGACCACAGCCACAACGCAGCCGAGGGTGATCGGCGCTCGCGGGTCGATCAGCAGGTCAGCCGGCAGCCATAGATGGCCGTTTTTGAGGTTTTGTTTGACAAAGGCCGCGACCTCTTTGCTGACCACGTGGGTCGGTTCGATATAGCCGGGGCCTTTCTGGCGCTTGTGGATATTCCGGGCACTGGCTTCTTGGATTCGGCGCAGTCGCCCGGTGACTGGTGTGTGGGAAACGCTCATATAAGTGTCCTCTTGCTGGAGGCTAGTTGGTGGGTGGCGCGGCTGGGGATTATACCGCGCCTTGGCTGCAGGCAGAAGGTTCAGCCAGCGCTGATATACTTCGGACGATCCAGCAGACGGGAAACGCCCTCTTTGGTATCCTCCAGCCATCCGAGTGCATCACGCTCGAAGGCCATCAGGCCGCGAATTCGCAGGGCGGCCTCGGTTTGATTAGATACGCCCAGCAACTCATACAGTTGGCAATTGGCGCCATGCAACGCCTGGGTCTTGCCGTTTACATCGTCACCGTGCTCGGCATAGGCATTCCGCCAGTAGTCCTGGTGACGCTCCATCGATTCAAGACGGTCTTGCGCCAGCTCCAGACGGTCGCGCACCTCGGTCAACTCGCCTTCTGCCAGCTGGGTGGCCGCCGCGAAGACCTCGATGATGCGGTTTGCGTGGTCGACCGCTTCGCGTTGCCAGGAGCTTTGGTAAGCCTCTTTGAACTTGTTGTTTGTGAGGTCCCAGACCAGCGCCTCAGCAGGCGGGAAATACTGGCAAAATCGGGACATGTTAACGTCCACGCACAGACCGAGTACAGGAACATCAATGGATACAACTTCGGGCTTCGGCACTTGGGTCATGACATCACCTTTCTGGGTGGTGGGAAATCGGTTATAGTTCGCGTTCTTGACGGGTCGGCATGTTTGACGTCCCATCTGCGAATATCATAAGGTCAGATCGAAAAGGAGGCAACAACTTTATGACGTCAAAATCCGGAGGAATAGTGCGCTCCAGAATCTCTTCTAAGGCAGCCGAACAGGACTACTACATTGGCGAGTTGATCTGGACCTTGGGCCGGCGCTCCACCATCGTCGTGCGCGAGGCGGTTCGCTCCTATATAGATGCCCAGGGCTTCAAGTGGTGCCGGGAATCCGGGCAGATGCTCCAGGCACCCTATGGGTGGGCCACGGCGCCAGCGCGCCCACACCTAGTCATCAGCACGCTGCGACGGCTACGGAAGGATCACCGGCCTGGGTTCCAGCTGTTTACCCACAAGGCAGCCCGCTATAACGTGTCCACCGGGCGTCCTTCCGGCGTGGTCGATCTTCGCAAGACCGCCAGACATTGGACAGATATGAGTGGGCGCCGTTATAGCCTCATCGACGGTCTGTCCGTAGACGGCTCCATGCGAGTTAACTTAGACTCTCTCACCTCGCAAATCTTCATCCACGGTTTGCGCGGCCCGCACACTAGTGAGAGTTGGTGGCCGCAAGCGGAACTTGCCTACAAAACGAAAGTCAAATTCACGCCATAACAGGAGAAAGACGTGGCCGTAGCATACAAGCTTCAAATCAGCGTACCGGACAAGGACACCCTAGCCGAGCGCTATGGCGTGCCGATCAATGACCAGCAATATGAGGCCATCACGCTGGCCGTGACCTGGTACGCTGGCTGGCAGGATCGGAAGCACCGCAAGCAGGTGTTCTTCCTGGCGGGCTTCGCCGGTACGGGCAAGACAACCATCGCCAAGATCATCACCGACCTCTGCTGTACCATGGATCGGGCCGTCTTCATCGCGCCGACCGGCAAGGCCGCTGCGCGACTCCGCGACAAAGG